AGACCTGCAATGCCTGATGAAGAATCAGATGCACAAAATAAAGCCTTAGACATATATGAAATGGCAATGTAGATAAAGCGGAAAGTGCTTACTTCACAAATAAGCAGCAGATTATATCAGCTTATAAATGATATTGGTAAAGAGAAAGGATTTGCCGTTATCCAATGTAAAGTTGGAGAAAGCGACCATGTACATTGTTTTGTATCCACGCCACCCAAGATATCTGTTACTCAGATAGTAAAATATCTAAAGGGTATTAGCGGCAATACATTATTAAAAGAATTTCCTGAATTAAGGCAGTATTTATGGAAAGGTCAGTTATGGAACGGTTCATATTTTTGTGAAACCATAGGTTCAACATCTGAGGAGAATGTTCTCAAATATATAGAAAGGCAAAGGAACTGTCGGCTATGAATAAAGCAGTTAAGTACAGATTATATCCTACAACTGAACAAAAAATTATGTTTGTGAAAACCTTTGGATGTTGCCGGAAGGTTTATAATCTGATGCTTGCTGATAAGATTGCCTGCTATAAAAAGACTAAATCCTTTGGAAAGCAGACACCTGCTATGTATAAAGCTGAGTATCCATTCCTGAAAGAAGTAGATAGTCTAGCTCTTGCTAATGTGCAATTAAATCTGCAAAGTGCTTTGAAAAATTGTTTTGACAAATCTCGCAAAAGACAAAATGGTTTTCCAAAATTCAAGTCTGCAAAGCATAGTAGAAAGTCCTATACAACTAACAACCAAAAAGGTACAGTCGCTATTATAGATGATAGATACATTAAGTTGCCTAAAATTGGCAAAATAAAAGCTGTAATCCACAGAAAGCCGGATGCTGATTGGACTATCAAATCTGCTACAATCTCACAAGATAGTGATGGTAAGTTTTATGTATCTATCTTGTTTGAATACGAAAAAGCAATCACACCTGCTATTATATCAGATAATGCTGTAGGAATAGATTACAAGTCTGATGGCTTATATATGGATAGTAATGGCTACTGCCCTTTTGGACATAAATACTATAGACAGAACCAAGAGAAGTTGGCTCAGGCACAACGCAAACTGAAGCATATGGCTATTGGTTCTAACAATTACAAGAAACAACAGTGTAAGATTGCTAAAATCCAAAAGCATACATCAAATCAGAGATTAGATTTTCTACATAAAGAGAGTACGAAGATAACCAATTTGTATGATATTGTTTGTGTAGAAACACTTGATATGAAAGCTATGTCAAATAAAGCTTTTGGCAATGGAAAAGCCACTATGGATAATGGTTATGGAATGTTTCTGAATATGTTAGAATATAAACTTGCAAACAGAGGGAAATATTTTGTTAAAGTTGATAAATGGTATCCATCTTCACAGCTTTGTAGCTGTTGTGGCAAACAGAAAAAATTAACACTTGCTGATAGGATATACAAATGTGATTGTGGTCTGACTATAAATCGTGACCACAATGCAGCTATCAACATAAAAAATGAAGGCTTACGCATATTGAAATCAGCATAAAACTTTATAATAATGGTAGGCTAGGAACTAGCCGAACCTAACGCTTGTGGACACTGTGTAAGACTTGACAATACTGCAAAGTATCAGCCAAGCAGTAGTGATTGAAACAAGAAGCTCGGTAACTTGTTTCCGAGTAGTTCACAATCACATACATTATACAATATGGTATTTTAAAAACTTGTGCAATTAGGAATTATTATGTATTTGCAGCCAATTATATATGATTATTCCAGTACTGTTAATGTTTTTATCTTAATAAGCTTAATTCATTTATACTTATATTTTTATATTTATATTTTATACTTATATCCATCAGTTTATTAAAGCAATTCTTTTCCACCAAAATTATTCTTAGTCAGTTTTTTGCCGCAAACAGGACAATAATTAAAAGCATTGTTTTTTGTTACAGAATTAAGACTGCTGGCTAATGCTATACTGACTGTTCCTAAAATTTCATTAACCTGAATCTTGCGAAAATCATATCCATTATCACATAAAATACATTTATTGTTCATTTTGCATTTTCCTTTCGTTTACACTTAGGCTTATACTTATATGATTTTATATAGTTTGACATTTCAAAAAGATATTGTTTTTTATTTTTCAAGCTGATTTTTCATCTATCTTAGCTTTATATCTATTTTTATTATTTAATCTTTATGAATCCGCCCTTATAACTTTTATCTTCTTACCAGTTATCTGCTCTAAAATGTTTATATCTACTGTATCTGGGCGTAAATCAGTAACTATTAATTCTGCACTGGGGTCTATATTCGGAGGAAGGTATATATATTTTTTTGATGGATATATAGATGGTGCAATTATCTTCATTTTTCTATTCTTTCTTTTAGTGATATTTAATGCAAAATTTTTGAAAAAATCTTTTTTCATTATTAAATCCTCATCTTATTTGATTTCTCATCTGTCTTAACTTTTTTAATTCACAAAGCACATCCCAATTCTTTTCATACTGTTCCATATAGTTCTTAATCTGTTTAGCATCAATACTCTGTGGCAGCTCAAAATTATCTGTTATGCCATCCTTGGATATTTCAAATACAGTTTTACTTACATACTGTTTAAGTATTTTCCCATTATATTCATTATCGTCAAACCACTTAATAACTGATTTTTCTTCTTTTGATAAATCCCATTTAGCATTAGTTATATCAATCATATTAATCTTCCTTCTTTTTATATTGCTGTTTTATTTCATCTAACAGTTCATCAATGGAATATTCTCCATATTGGATATAACAGTTAATCGCCTGTTCTAAATCATCAGCATTTTCTGCATCTGTTGGAACACAAAGGTCTACATCCGATAAGGCATCAAAGACTGCCTGTGTAGCATCATTTAATTCAATGCTTTTCTTTCTTGCTTTTTGTATAAGCCTTCTTAGCTCTGAAAAGGAATTGTTATTCATATTAATTTTTCTCCTTCAGATAATTCTTACATCTTTTTTCATTGCAATGTATAAAAGGAATCACTTCTCTATTTATTGCCATACAGATTTAATTCAATACTTTTCTTTTTCCTTACCAAATACTACTTTTATCTTGAGGTTTACCAGTTTTAATTTCTAGTTTTCTGGTTTCATAACATTTTTCTATGCTCGCTTTGATATTCTCTTTAACGCATAAACAACTGTTCTCATTATCGCATGTTGCAAAAATGTCGTTAAGTACAACATGAATACCCTCAATCGAATTAACATCTATCTTATTTCCAAATTCATCCGTGTATATAATTTTCTTTGACATATTTCATCTTCTTTCTAAAATAAATTAATAGCCTTCTGCTTCATTATATCCTAATTTTTCATAAGAAAACTTATACTCTGCAATAACTTCATATTTCTTACCACATATATCACACTCTTTTTCAATTGATATCTGGCAATCTGAATTATTCGCATATATAACCTCTTGCTTTAATATTTTATCATCATTTCCATCACTATGTCTACAAAAAGGACATTTAATATATCCCATAATATCATCTCCTATTTTTAATTCTGACCTCATCACTCCAAACTCAGGCTAATTAAATTCCATCTTCAAAATATATTTTCATAATCTATCTCCTTATGACATATAATAGCCATCCTTCTTTATTTTCTCAAATTCACTCTTCCAGAACATCTTCTTTGTTCTTTCAGTAACACCATAACATACAGATGTTAAGTCTACTTCAAATAATGTCTCTTTAGGTTCATAGCCACAATGCTTCATAAAGTCTTCTGTAACATCTGTAACTGAATGTATTTCCTTTATATAGCTTTCTAATAAATTCATGTCAATCTCCTTTCTTGTCTTGAAACTTAGATTTTTTAGCCATTAAATAAGTAATCTCTTGCATATTCATCACCAAATTTGTTATACATCCATTTTCTATAATCTAGCGTACAATTACCTGAATGGTGATACACTTTGACATCATAATCTGTAATTTCATAATCGTCATCAATTATAAGAGTTGCATTTGCGTCTTCCTTCAATCTGTCTTTTTCAAATTCAGGAATCTCTACATATCCCTCAAGTCCAATAGAATATTCATCTCTTGTAATATTTAGTTCATTGATTTTTCCATCTGAATCAATAAATAAGCCATATACTTCTCTTAATTCTTCATCAGTTAATCTATTTGCATATTTCATAAAATATCTCCTTTCAATTCCACAAGAAAACTTGATTTTTCAGATGATGTACATACAGGATTTTTACCACACAATCCATTTTCTAACATATTTCAGGTTCATATTTACATTCCAGTTCTCTGCCACCCGGAGTCAGATGCTTTATCCTGTTTATATCCTTATGTATACCTATAACAAAATAGCTGCTTATTACACATAGATAATCAATGTCGTTATAGCTATTATTCCTTGGAATAGCTACACAATTCTTACAATTAGCACAGCATTTTATCATTATCTCACCCGCCTAATAAATCAAGATATTCTTCTAATTCTTCTAAAGTATCATACCTGTCAACAAAGTCAACATCACATATACAATGCTTACCGTCTGAATCTTCAAAATAAGTTAAATCCATTTTCTCCGCTTTATCTATTACTTTTTTTAACCTGCTGCCTATATTTGTATGTGTGTCACAATCTTTCATAATTATTCCCTTTCATTACTTATTACTCTATTGTTCCATGTATTAATTATCTTTTCTTTATCAAAACTATTGCCAGTCATAATACAACAGTCGTCACAATATATATAATATCCTTCCTGATTATCATATATCATTGTTGCATGTCCACCACAAAAAGGGCAGGATTTAAGTTTAATGTTAATTTCACTTTCCATAAATTCACCTTTTTATTTCTATCTAAAATTATCTCGTTCAAAATTCTTATTAACAGCTTTCATATTTGATAAAGCAGACTTTATAATTAAATTCATAAAGATTCATCATCTTCTTCATCATCAGTACAATCCATTCCAAGCACCTGATGGACTTTATCAGGGTTAAGTTTATGATTTACTTCTTTTCTAAAAAGCTTTTCTGCTTCTTCAATTGATTCTACATTATCAAATGCCTTACTGCATGATACTGTAACTAAAACTCTCATACATTTCTCCTTTATATCCTTTTTAACTAAACAGTAAATTTCCGTTTCATCTTTTCTTAAATTTTTTATGTTCTTCTATCAATTCTTCTAAAATATCCAACGGAACAATATTTTTTAAATCATTAACATAAACTCTTATATGTTCAAACTTTCCATTCAGATAATTGTATCCACACTCAATACATGTTCCACAATTAAAGCCTAGTTTATTTTTACATATCGGACATTCCATTTTATCACTCCTATCTAATTTAATTCCTGTTTGCATTCTTCTAACAAATCATCTACTATTTCAAAATCTTCATCAATTGGCTTCATGTTTTATAAAGTTGTTAATTTTAAATCCAAATTTGTTTTTATCATTTCCATTGCATTGCTTTTAATTTCATTACGCACTTTCTGTAATTCACCCCATGTTATGTCATCTTTCATGCAACAATCACCATAATTACAGTACATATATTCTGTGACTGTATCAATAATACTCATAATTACTTCATCACTTGCTACAGTTCCAATTTTTCTCATAGGCTCATTTAGTGACATTTTGTAAATTTTATTATCCTTTATATGATAAATTCCGTTATTCATAATATTTCCTTTCCTTGTAAATCCTCATTTCATTCACTTTTATTATTTAAAGCATCTATAAGACCTTTCCCATTCTCTATACTAGATAATTTTAATTCTACATCAGCTATCGTACTAGCAGAAACCATTTTAACAAACTCAAATGATACTTGCCCATTATTATTCTCTGCTACTACTTCAAGTCCATGAATTAATGCTTCTAATCCAACTTTCATACCACCTAAGAAAGCTAACTGAATATTATTATCAATTTTTTCCATGTCTGCCTCCATTCTTCTAAAGAAACTCTTGTTTACTCATACATACCTTTTCTTATCAGCCTGCTGTTACTTTTATCTTGCATCCATCCTTAAGTTTATATGTATAAGTACGGTTGCCCTTTAAATCAATGCCTGTATACTCAAGCATATCTTCACACGCTTTAAAAAACTGTATAGGAAGAAACATATACCCATTTTTAATAATCTCAACTTCCTTATCAAACAGGCTTTCATAATGTTCGTCATCATTAACAAGACTATCATAAATGTCTCCATTATCAAAAATACTCTGGCTGAAAAATTTTCCTCCAGCTTCCTTACGTTCTCGTCTTTTAGCTTCAATATTCATTGTAATCTTTTCAATGACCTCTAAAGCTTCCATAAAATCATCAAGTTCGCCCTTATATAAACCTTCATCACTGATTTTTATGCCTTTACTTATAAGGTATTCGCCCCATTCATCATACCATTCGTTATTGCCAAAAATCTGTTTACCATTTACATTTGTTCTGTAACTCATATAGTTTTGCCCTCTCTTTATTTTTAAAACCATTTATATGTTTTCTCATTGCATTTTCTTACATTTACTATGTTATCTCTTCCCTGTTTCACTTATTTTCTTCCTTAACTTTGATTATATTATATACCTTATTACGGTATATGTCAATATTATATTGCAAATTTATATTACTTATTAATCTATTTGTACTATATTTTAATACATTTTTTCATCTTATATATGTAAAAATGCCCCATTAAAACATTTATAATTTTTATTTTTATTATCATTTACTCAGGAACAAAAGTTACACAGACAAATGAGGTAATAATTATGAAAAATATAAAATATGTAACACTTGAAGAAAAAATAAAAGAAGTACAGGAAACTGAAAAACAGATAAAAGACAAGCCGACAACAGAAAGAAAGCTATTAGACCTTTGTGGTCACTTATACAGCTTACGCAAAAAGCCTTATAAGCAGGTAAAGATATTAAGTGATTATGATACAGATGGAATTGTTTCTGCTTATAACATGTATAAATTCTTTTCCGGCATCTGTAATGTTCCTGTTAAAACAGAAATTAACGACAGACGTAATGGATATGGCATATCAGATAAAATCGTACCTGAAAAGGATACTCTTTATGTTGTGCTTGATATGGGTTCAAACCAGTTAGATTACATAGATGAAGTTCTAGGCAATGACACTATTATTATAGACCATCACATCATTGAAGATGAAAAGATTAAAGAAGAATTTAAAAATGAGCCAAGACTTCTTAATCTGAAGGCTGATTTAGATGGCTCAGGGGAATTACCTGATTACTGTACGGCAGGGCTGACAAAAAAGATTATTGATACTTATATGAGCCGTCTTTCTGTAAAGATAGATGAAAAAGACTTAAATGCCATTACTGCTATGGCTGCTATAGGAACATGTACAGACTGTGTTAATCTTCTGGATATATATAGTACAAACAGATTCTTAGTGCGTAACGGTATTGATGTTATTAATAATGCTGATGAGAACAATTTTAATTATGTATTAGGAAATTTCTTTGCTACATGCGGCATAAATACAAACGGTAAAATTACAACTGCAAAGGAACTTGCTTGGAATATTGGTTCTATGATTAATGGTGCTTCCAGAATGAGTAAAACATTTGATATGAATGGTGGACAGTTCATGTTTGATACTCTTACAGGCAAGGTAACACCGGAAACATATGTAAACATCCTAAAGGCTAAAGAAATTAATGAAAAGCGTAAGGAAATTACTCAGACTATTAAAAAATCAGATGAATTAAAAGAGACTGTTGCTTCAGTAAAAGCAAATAATGACAACATTGTTATATATATCTTACCTGAAGATACACCTGAAACTGTTGCCGGGCTTATTGCTTCAGATATTGTCGATAAGACATTAAGACCTTGTATCTGTGTTGTATATGATAAAGACGCTGACTGTTATAAAGGCTCAGGTCGTAATATGGATGGTTTTCCTTCGCTTTATGAAAATGTAAAGAAAGCATTAGGTCATACTGAAGGCTTTGGTGGACATGACAGTGCAATAGGTATCAGCAGCATGTCATTTACAGATTTAAGTAAAATGTCAAAGAATCTTTCAGAAATATATAAAAACATAACGATAGACAGCAAGCCTGTAGAAGTATTTAATTTCAATCCTAAAGGTTTAAGAGGACTTACAGATAAAGTTCTTAGTCTTGAACCTATAGGCAGTGGAAATGAATTACCTTTAATTGAAGTACCTATTAATGGTAATGAGAAAATAACAGATTTAAGCAAAAAAAATAATAATCCACATTGGAAAATTTTAGATACTGAATACGGAAAAATGAAGGAATGGAATTATGAAGAAGGAATGTATTCATCTCCTACTTCAGTACTTGCTAAACTGGAATATTCAAACTACAGTGGCAGATGTGAGCTTACGTCTGATAAAACACTTGATGATTATAACAGACTTACGGCATTACAGAAGCCTGTACCGGCAAAAATAAAATCAAAAAATGAACAGCTTGGTAATCCTTAAAAATTTTAAAAAAAATTAAAGAACAACTATAAAAGAGCTTTATTGTAAAAGCTATAAAAATGAAATTTTGTACAATAACAAAGTAAGCAAAGCTTAATAGGCATCTGTACATGCCTGAGTGATAACTGTACATATCACACTAAGCAATTTTTTTAATAAAAAGGAGATAATTATTATGGGTTACAATTTTACAAAACAGACACAGAATGAAACACATGAAAAAGCAGATTTTACATATTCTACTTTTTCTAAGAATGTAAGAGAGAATAATCTTTTAAAGGGTAATGGTTCAATCCTTTACGCAGCTAAGGATTATGCTGATGAACTTGGTAAGAAGATGGAAGAAGCTGACTTAAGAAGCTCACACTTTAATGAGGACGGTGAAAAGATTTTTGACCGTATCACAGTAGATTATAAGACACTTGAAAAATATAATAAGGAAACAGGTAAGAGTGAGCCTATTCTTGGAGATGATGGCAAGCCAGTCCAGATTCCTACTATTTCAGTTCCGGTTACATACAAGAACGAAGAAGGTAAGCGTGTAAGAGACAGCCTTGTTCTTAATTTAAGAAAGACTGATAAGGGTGAAGATGCTACAATGGAAATCTCTAATGTAAGATGCGAGAGATTTATTAATCTTCCACAGGTGGACGGTAAGTATCCAAAGGAAAGCTTTGCTACAATCAAGTATGCAGACTTTGAGACAGGTCTTAATGATAAGGGAAAGGCTGTTGCAGCACTTTTTAAGGACGATGTAAATATTATCCAGCACAGAGACAATACAAAGCTTACAGAGCTTGCTAAGTCACTTTCTGAGTATCTTAAGACTAATTCACCTAAAGTAATGGTTGAAAAGGATGAAGGACAGGAAGAGAAGCAGGAAGTATATGCTATAACAGATTATAAGTATGGTAACATCACTGTTAATGGCAGACATAATGAGCAGGTAGTATTGTTCTTCAGAAATAACGGAGATGTCGGCATGGAAGATGTTAAGTTTAAGGGTGATGGTGAAAAGCCTGAAAAGACAACTTTTGGACTTGATAACTTAGATGTAGTTAAGGATGATTCATTAAGACTTCTTGTTGAAGGTTTTGCTACTAATGTGCCATATAAGGAGCTTGTAGCTGAAAAGGAAGCTGCTAAGGCTGAAAAGTCTGAGGTTGATATGTCAGAGGCTAATCCTTTTACATCACCTAAGAAGCAGCCAGAAGTAGAACGCTAAAAATGTCTCTGCTAAAGTAGAACCATTTTTAAAATAAAGTAAGATAAAAAAGGGCAGGCATAAAAACCTGTCCTTTTTGTTTTGCTCTTATTTTATAATCTATCAGGCTTCGTAGATAAATTATTTACATCTACTACTATTTCATTTTCACCACGGCTGTTAAAATATGCCAGACAATTTTCTTTTTTTTACTTTAGCGGTAAGAACATGATTATTCTTACCTTCATATCTGTTCATAAACCATTCCGCAGTATCTTTATTCAAAGTCCATGATAGACCTTTTTCTTTTCTTTTATGACCCACGCCTCTATAGATAGTAAATTCATCCGGCAGACTGTTAAATACCTTTAATTCTTCTTTAGTCATTAAACTTTTTTTATCAGCTTCTTTAAACCATTTAATAATCATACGAATAGGAACATTAATATCATCATTAGGGTTCTCACTTAAAATCCATGCATCTTTAAAGAGTTTAGTAAAATCTTCAAGGCATAAATCATCTTTCCAATATTTAATCATTGCGAGCTTATAAGGAATATTAACCATAAAATAAATAGACCATACATCTTCAGCTTCATCTATATGGTTAAATAAGATATCAGTCCATTTATTAAATCCATCTTTATTTGCTAAATCAAGCCATTCTCCGGTTTCAGAATTATACCAGTTACAAGTGTTAGTGAAAGGATGTGAAGTTATTATTCCTCCTAAAAGCGGTTCTATTGGTACTGATTTACATATTAATTTAGATATCTCTTTAATTTCTTCTAAATTAGTTTCCTTATTATGCTTCAT